TTTGCATCTGATGACGATGTCTTAGATCACAATAAGTGGCAACACGTTACTGTAAGGTGGGGAGGATTAAATGTTAACAATGCTTCTGGTAGTATTGTCGTAGGTGAAATTAACAGCACCTCCGGGCCTGCAGGAAAACAATACGAAACACCTTTTAGAATACCCTCAGCATCGCTAATGCAAGATAATTTTGATGCGATATTTTTAGGTAACTTTTATGACGGTCCGAACTTAAATGTAGGGTCAGGTGATGCAATAGTAGAGTTTTTTAATTCCAATGCATCAAGCGCAGAAGGTGTGACATTTATGGGAGGAACAGCAGACCCGTCTGTAGCTGATAGGAGTTTAGCACACCCACTTAATGCTGAAATTCATGATGTGAAATTATACAATAAATACCTTTTCAATTCAGAATTAGACGAAGTATACAACAAGGGCCCAACATCAAAAGATGACCCAGAAGGTCTTATATTTTATGTGCCGCCTTTTTATCAAATGGAAACAAGGAAGAGGGATGTACTCGTTACACCATTTCAGAAAATAGTTGGAACAACCGGAGATCCATTTAATGTTTCTTTTTCTTTTGGAGTTGGCGGAAAATTAATAAACTTAGAGAATTTTACGAGAGAATTAATTCAGGGCGAGTTTCCCCGACTATATCATTTAACTGCATCCATAATTAACAAAACTATAGAAAATATAACTGCAGATGAATACGTTTATGGAGAAATTCCTTATTCTAAGCTAAGTACAGCAGGCGTAGATCATAAATCCGGATCAATTGGAAAAAGAAACTTTACAATTCTTCCAAATGACAATGGTCAGTTTAGACCTAATTATTTTCCTATTGTAACTAGCTCTGATGCACTTGTATCTTTTCAAACACCAGGTGGAGGAATAGATTACTCCAATATTAGTCTAGAAAATTTAATACCCACCTCATCTCTTTACGAAGGTCTAGTTTTCCAAACAGGTAGTATTTTTGAGCAAGTTGTTGGCGCTTCACCTGAAAATCCAGGTGTAGCACCAGGAGCAGTTCTTACAATAGCACAGCGTACACGAGATTTAAGTTCTAATGAAATCGTTGTGTTTGATATATCAAACCTTTACTATGGGAACAGAATTCATCCTGGTTCATTTATCGCAACAGATGAAGCGCTCACAGGATCAAGAGGCTTGATTGGTTTAACATTCAAGGATAATGGTATTGGTGGCCTGTATAGGGCAGATTGTCTAACGTCAGAAGCATCTTTTACTAATTATGGAAATATTTTCTATGACGAAGGCATTGCTGTAATCAAGACTCCTCATGCTTTTTATTTTGCAAAGGACAAGACAGATTTAAAATTCAAGGGTGAACACAATATGCATGTCATGACATTAAATGCATTCTGCCCGCAAGGATTATTTAACTCTTCATCAAATCCGCAGTATAAATTACTATCAGCTTCAAACGATACAAATGACGACAATTCAAAATTTGTATATATTACAGGCATCAATGTTCATGATGATAATCTCAATGTGATCATGAGAGCTAACTTAGCACAGCCTGTAATAAAGCGTGACGATGATGGTTTTCTATTTAAAATTAAAAAGGATTTTTAATGATACTTGCACTCGACATATCAACATCTTGTACAGGATGGTGTGTTTTTGACGAGGATGGCTTTAAAGGATCAGGTTATATTGACCTTAGTAAACATAAAGGAATGTATGAAAAAGCTGGCGAAGTTAAAACAGAGCTGCTTTGTTTAACTGTGCAGTATCCTTTTACAAAAGTTGTTGTTGAAGAAAACTTACAAGCATTTCGTCCAGGACTTTCTTCTGCAAAAACATTAATGACACTTGCACAATTTAATGGTGTAGTTAGGTGGATTTGCCATGCAGACCTAAATGCAGAAGTTGAATCGATTAATGTAAATTCTGCAAGAAAAATAGCAGGATTGAAAATAGATAGAAAGTCAAAAAAGAAAACCAAAGAACAAGTGTGGGAATGGGTAAAAAATCAAAATAATAGTGATAATCTTAAAATTCAGTGGCCCTACAAGACGCTCAAGTCCGGGCCTAATAAAGGCCAAGTTAGGTTATGCAACGAAGCTTATGATGTAGCTGATGCTTATGTAATTGGAAAGAGTTATTTTTTAATTGAAAAATGATAAGTAATGCGTTATAATTTGCAATATGCAAACAATAACATCAAAAATTGAATTTATTACCGGTCATTTTGGAGAATGTGATGTTAGTCGTGATGGTACTAATGTAGCTGTAAAGTGCCCTAACTGTGGTAAAGAAAATAAGAAAAAACTATCTATTTGTCTAGATACTTGGCGATATCATTGCTGGGTGTGTGGCATGAAAGGGAAAAACCTTTATAAGCCGATTAAAGACTTTAGGGGTGCAGATTATGCCAGAGAATATTCTAAGAGGTTTAATCTCAATAGTGAAGATGACGAATCAGCACCTGAGATTATTAGAGTTACATTGCCAAAAGATTATATGATGATAGCACCGAATCTTAAGTGTAAAGATCCTGACTTTAAGTCAGTATTAAGATATCTTCGCAGCAGAGGTGTGACAGATAAAAAACTTTGGCAACACAAAATAGGCACGTGCATATCTGGCGGATACTGGAATCGACGCGTCATATTCCCTTCTTTTGATGAAAAACAAGAGCTAAACTACTATGTTAGTCGTGCAATAGAAGATGATATTAAACCTAGATATGTTAATGCAAAAGTTAAAAAAAGTGAGATTATTTTTGATGAGATAAGAATAGATTGGAAAAAGGAATTAGTAATAGTTGAAGGCGTCTTTGATATGATCAAGTGTAATCATAATGTCACCTGTCTTTTAGGTAGTGACATGTCAATAAAACATGCTATTTTTCAAAAGATTATTCAGAATCAAACACCAGTAGCGCTAGCTTTAGACGAAGATGTTAAAGATAAGACTTATAAAATTGCTAATTTATTATTTACATACGGGATTGAAGTTAGAATTGTAAACACAGAAGGCATTGAAGATGTAGGTGCAATGAGTGTTGAAGAATTTGATCAAAGACTAATTGAGGCAGATAATTATAGTGGAGATTCTAAGATCAACTATCTAATAGATAGCATAAGATCTGGATCGATCTTTTAGGAGGGACTGTGAAAAATTTATCTGTACAAAAATTAAGAAAAATAATATTAGAAGAATTACAAAACATGATAAACGATGACGTACTATTTTCACTTGATCAATTACCAATGTCAGGTACAGGTAAGGTTAGATACGATAGTGATGATATGTTATATCCATACGATGATGAAGAAGAGGAATCAGAGGAGCACGGTGCTTGTGTAAGTTGTGGTGGGCATCATGCTCCAACTACACCTTGCGGTTCACATTCAAATGACGACGATGTTGATGGTATAGTTAATCACATAATGGATCTTCTAAGATAAAATCAGGTGCGTAGTATGATGTCTTTAGAGCATCTTTTTGAAAATGATGGTAAAGATTACGATGTTGACGACACACAAAAAAACATCAAGAAGAGAAATAGAATTAATTTAAAAGTTGACGATATACCTGTTGTATACCCACCAAAGTTTGGATCAAAAAGACATACTGCAGATATTGAAACAGTCATACATTGCTACAATCATCCCATATTTACACCAGCATTTTTAAAGATTAGTGACAGTAATGCTGAAGAAATTTATAAAAGATTTGTTGAAAATCAAAACTTAGCTGTTGATCTAGACGATATTGAAGAGCTATGTAATGAATTTGATGATATTGTGATGACTCTTAAAAATCATTATGCTCGCCCTAGACCTAGGGAAGAAATCAAAAAAGTTAACGATGATTTTCCTTGCGATGATATTAAAAAATCAAAAACACATTCTTACCCAAGCGGTCATACTGCTATGGGATATTTTGTTGCAAATATTATAGCTAATCAATATCCAAATTATCGTACAGATTTAGAAACTATAGCAGAGATGATAGGACAATCTAGAATTGATAATGGTGTACATTTCCCGTCTGATGTTGAATTTGGAAGATATGTTGGAGAACTAGGTGCTAGCAAAATAGGTGAAAAAGTGAGTAATGGTAAAAATATGGCAAACAGAGAAGTCTGCGACATGTTTAAGCAAAAATCAAGAGAAAATGAAAACTATGTGAGTAATTTAGCTGAATTCATTCGAAGATCAAATGAAATAGAGAGGTATTCTTTAGATTATGGTGAATGCCTGCAGGCTAGTAAGGATTTTATAGCTGGTTATCCTATTGAATATTGTACAGACAACAAGTATATAAGATCTCATCTATCAGGGCTTCGCAAAGCTGCATCAATTAAACAAATTAATTCAATAAACGACATCATTGCTATTCATAAAGAGCTGGGTGATGACGTTATTGAGAATGACAATGGTGCAGGAGCATTAAGAAATTTTATTCACTCATCTAGATCAGGTGTAAAATATCCAGATCCTGAAAATATTCCTAGTGAAGTTGATCAGTTTTTACAAACCCGATACGATCATCCGTTTGGTAAGCATGCATATTATGAGTGGATTCATCCTTTTTGTGATGGTAATGGAAGAAGTGGAAGAATTATCTTGGCACGTGACTTAGATTTTGATTTTGAAGAGATATTAAAGTATATTGGTGATGATTATTTACCTAATATTATTAGCATGACAGGAAATATTGCTGATAATAAGTTTTAATTTGCGTGTATAATTCCTACTTACTATGTATAATTTAGGTACCTACCTAAAAAGGAATTAATATGGCAAAATTTAGTAGAAAGCTATTGAGAAAAGCAGCAAAAGAAGCCAAAAGTAATGGTTTAATTGACAAGACCAAGAAGAAAGAAAACAGAAATACAATGCGCGATGTGGCAAGAACAATGCGCCAAGAAAAGAGAGAAACTACATCTTTGACTTGGAATATGCATCCAGGTGATCTAGTAAGAGTTCATGATGGATTATTAGGTTATATTATCCAAATAGACTCAGAAGGTGCATTGCGGTTAAATGACTGGCGTCAAGAAGCGACTGTGATGACTAGTCGTGGTAAAATTGGTGTGCATCCTAAGACTTTAAAAGTTGTGCAAAAAGCTTAATTTGCGTGCAAATTTAAAAATTAAAAATTATAATATAAATGTTAAAACAATAAAAATTATCCGTAGGAGTTAAAATGGAAATCAAAACATTCGTACAAGTTGTATCAAACTTACCACCTGAAATATCTGTGCTAGCGAGAGGTGCCACAGGTGTTGGTAAGTCACAAATATTCAAGCAAATTGGTGATAAACTAGGCTTACCAGTTATTGATAGACGTCTAAGCCAAATGACTGAAGGCGATATCATCGGCTTACCTGAGCTAAAAGACGGTATTACTAGGTTTGCACCTGTTGACTGGTTTGTAAGAGCTTGTACTGAACCTGTTGTCCTGTTCTTAGATGAAATCAACAGAGCATCTGTTGAGGTACAACAATGTGCTTTCCAGATCGTCTTAGACAGGGAGCTGAATGGGATGAAACTTCACCCTGAAACCAGATTGTACTCTGCTATTAATGAAGGCACACACTATCAAGTTAATGAAATGGGTCCTGCTTTAACGCGTCGTTTCTGGGTTGTTGACTTAGAACCAACAACAGAAGATTGGTTATATTGGGCAGAAAACAATAGTGATATCGATCCGCTTATTATTGAATTTATTAGACAACAACCAACACACTTGCGTCACAAAGGTGAAATGGAATCGGGCAAGGTGTATCCAAATCCAGCATCATGGGATAGACTTAACTATAGCTTTGCATATGCAAATATGAGTCCGACAAAATGTTGTGGAAAGGAAACACCTCCAGGTTTTTATGCACTTATGACCGGGTTTGTTGGAGTTGAGGCTGCAATTGCTTTTAATGATTTTGTAGTAAATTATGACAAACAGTATTCAGCTGAAGATATCTTAAACGATTGGAGTGATAATAAAAAATCAATAGAGCAGTTAACTAATGACAAACACAATGACTTGATTGCTAAGCTTGTCAACCACTGCAAAGTTAACGATTGGACAGTAACACAAACAGCTAATGCAGTTGAATTTGTTAATAATCTTTCTGGAGAAATGATTGTATCATTCTTTAATGAAGTCATGGACACAGAGCAGCTTGATAATATTAGAAAAGTTCACAAGCTTATTGGTAAGAAAGTTGTTGATATTGTTAACGCATCTGAAAAAGTTGACTGGAAAACAAAATAACCTGCGTGCATATTTGTATGTAAATTTGTATAATAAAAACACACGGAGGTTATATGACAAAAAAAGATATTACAACATCAGATTATATATTCGATGCAGTCTCTGAAGAGGAGGCTGCTAGATACAACTTGGATCCGGTCTTAGTTAAGTTTTTAATGCACGAACCATTCTTCAGTACTATTTTAAGAAGTATGGGCAAGTATAAAACCGATCAAATACCTACAGCAGGTGTTACAGTCAAAGATGGCGCATTGACTCTTTACTGGAACCCTAGATTTCTTGCAGGTTTAAAACCAAGAGAAGTATACGGCTTGCTTAAACATGAGTGCTATCACTTGATTTTTAATCACTGTACTACAAGGAAGCAAGACCCACATACGATGTGGAATATAGCAACAGACTTAGCAATTAACTCTCTTATTGATGAAGATGAGCTACCTGATGGTGGCTTTGTCCCAGGCAAGGCATTTGATCTAAGCAAGATAGAAGATCCGGATCAGCAAGCTAGGTGGGCAGAGTTTTCAAAACTAATTGAAAGCTTTCCTAAAGGCCAAGCATCTGAATGGTACATGGAACAACTTCGTCAAGATGAAAATGCACAGCAATGTTGTGAAGAAATGGGTGGTGAAGGTGCCGGATCCGGTATCCCTGGTGGATTTGATGATCATGGTGAGTGGGGTGAAGGTCTTTCTGAAGAGCAACGTCAGCTTCTAGATGGTAAAGTAAAGCAAATCATCGGTGATGCAGTAAAAAAATCTGATGGCAAAAACTCATGGGGTTCTGTTAGTGTTGAGACTCGTGAAATGCTTAGAAAAATGTTTAACAAGACTGTTAATTGGAAAAAGGTACTGCAATCCTTTGTGGGGCGTAGGCAAAGAGCAAACAAGACATCAACACATCGCAGGTTAAATAGAAAGTATCCTTACATTCACCCTGGTAAGCATAGAAGTCACACCAGTAATTTGGTAATATACATCGATCAATCAGGTTCCATAGGTAGTGATGATATCGAAATGTTCTTTGGTGCTTTGTCAGAGTTGGCAAAAAATGTTACATTTACTGTTTATTTCTTTGATACATCAGTTGATGAAAGAAGTAAGTTTGTTTGGAAGAAAGGTAAGAAAAACATTGAAGCAAAGCGAACTCGATACGGTGGTACATGTTTTAATTGTGTAGAAATGCATTATAGAGACGTAAGCTCAGAGTATGATGGTTATCTTGTCCTAACAGATGGATGTGCATCTAAGCCCTACCCGTGTGTAAGTCAACGATGCTGGGTTCTTCTTCCTAATTATGATTTGTATTTTCCGCATGATAAAAAAGATACAATAGTTAAGATGGACCGGTCATAAATCAAATTGTAAACTTCATAAACTCGCGTTATAATATAATGAACTTATAGCGAGGGTTTATGAAGATAGCACATATTGCAGATATTCACTGGCGTGGATTATCTAGACACGAAGAGTATAGAAAAGCTTTTACAGATTTTTTTGAGCAGTGTAAACAGTTAAAGCCAGATGTCATTTACGTTGGAGGTGACATCGTTCATAGCAAGACACAGGGTATATCACCAGAGCTTATTGATAATTTGAGCTGGTGGTTTACTAGTATGGCAGAGATAGCGCCTACACATATCATATTGGGCAATCATGATGGATTAATACTCAATAAAGGTAGGCAGGATGCTATAACGCCAATTGTCACTATGCTTAATAATGACAATCTTTACTTGTACAAGAAGTCTGGCACGTACCCTACAGGGATCCCAGGATTTAACTGGTGTGTGCTTTCTTGTTTTGATGAGGAAAATTATAGTAAAGCTGTACCTGTTGAAGGAGAGGTCAATATCGCTTGCTATCATGGCGCTGTTAGAGGTTCTCTGACAGATACAGATTGGCAACTTGAAGGCGAAATCAATTTAGGCACCTTTCAGAAATATGAATTTGGAATGTTTGGCGATATTCACAAAAGACAATTTCTAAACGAGCAAGGAACAATTGCATACTGTGGTTCAACAATCCAACAAAACTACGGAGAAAGTGAAGGAAAAGGCTTTCTTATGTGGGATATTAGATCTGCAGATGATTTTGATGTTGAGTTTTATCCAGTTAAGCATGATCATCCTTTTATTACACTAAGCTGGATGGGGTCTGTTGAAGATACTCTAGAAAAGTGCAAGTCATATCCAAAAGGTGTTAGATTTAGAATTAGAACAGATGAATCGGTAACGCATGTTGAGTGCAAGAGATTACAAGGGGAGTTAATTAAGCATCACGGAGCAAAAGAAGTTGTATTTAAATCAGAGTCGACATTTGATCCTCGAAAAGTTATGGTTGAAAATGCTACACTAAGTCAACAAAATCTCAGAGACCCAAATACACACAGAAAGATGTTCAGAGAGTATTACAGGGATGCGCAAATATCTAAAGAACATTGGGAAAAAGTAGATGGAATGATCGATTTATACGTTGACAAACTTTCAGGTCAAGATGAAACACTTAGAAATATAAGGTGGGAAATTAATCGTATTGAATTTGATAATTTGTTTTCATACGGTGAGAAAAACATCATTAATTTTGATAATCTTCCGGGTATAACTGGAATATTCGGCACCAATGCTAGAGGTAAATCTTCTATCATTGGTTCGATTGTATATACGCTATTCAATTCGACAGATCGAGGTTCAATTAAAAACTTGCATGTCATAAACACTCGCAAAAATATGTGCAAGGCCTCGATCTGGCTCACTATCAATGGCCAGCGATACAGAATTGATCGTAAGACAATTAAGAAAAATGCCAAAGGAGGGGTTTGGGCTCCTACAAGTTTAAACTTTTATCGTGTTGATAGAGACAATAATGAAATTGAAGATTTAACTGAAGAGCAAAGAAGAGAGACAGAGAAAATAGTTAGAAGTCTAATCGGTAATTCAGATGATTTTTTATTAACAAGCTTAGCATCACAAGGGCAAATGAACGCATTTATCAAAGAAAAAGCAACAGCAAGAAAACAAATACTGACTAATTTTCTAGACTTAGAAGTTTTTGATAAACTTTACGAAGAAGTCAGGAAGGATGCCCAAGAAGTTAGATTTAAGTTTAAGTCATTAGGCGAAAATAATTGGATTGAAAGAATAAGCAATACAGAGTCTGATATAGAATCTAACAATAAAAAACTTAAGTCAGAAGATAAGACTATAGTTAGACTTAAAGAAGAAATTGATGCGCTCAAAGATGAATTAAGATCAGATTCTACTACCGTATTAGAGACAGATGTAAGAAAAGCTTATAACAAACTAATCAAAACAGAGTCAAAAATATCTGAAGATGAGGATAAAATAGCTAATATTAAGAGTGAAATTAGTGAAAAACAAAGCAAACTAAATAAACTTAATAGTTTTTTAGACAATTTTGATATCACTGAGATGAAAGAAAGAAGATCTGCACAAATTAGTCTTGAAAGTTCTGTCAAAGAAATGAAGCATAAGATTGACTTAATTAAAAAAGATATTAAGCAGAGTAAGCAATCTATAAGAATATTGGAGGATGTGCCTTGTGGAGATCAGTTTCCAACATGCAAATTTATTAAAAATTCTCATAAAAGTAAAAAAGTAATAGTACAGCAAGAAGCTAATCTCATATCTTTGAATACAAATCTAACAGATTTAAGAGCAATGTATAGAAAAATTAAAGATGATGAATTAGAAGAAAAAATTAGCAGATATGAACAAATTGTCCAAAAGAAAAGCACATTAACATCAGAAACTTCTAGAGCTAATTTGCAGCTAGCTAAACTACAAGAAAACATGAAATGGCATAATAAGGAACTTAAAGATCAGCAGGCAGAATATGAAAGATTAGATGCATCCTTCAAGAGTCAAGACAGTACAAGTGCTAATGCTGAACTTATTAAGTTATGTGATGAAAAGATTAAGGGTTTAAAAAAGCTTGAATTTGATAAAATTAAAACAATTAATCGTCTTGCTGAGCTTAAAGCTACACTTAATAGACTTCAAAAAGATCGCGATCTTTATAATGAATTAAAAGATCAAAATAAGTGCTATGATATATTTAGCACAGCAGTATCAAAAAAAGGTATTCCTTTACATATTATAAATAAAATGCTGCCTGCAATCAATGCTGAGATATCGAAAATATTGTCAGGAGTTGTTGGTTTTACAGTTGAAATTGAATCAGATTTAGAATCTAATACACTTGATGTTTACATTAACTATGGTGATTCTCGACGTATAATCGAACTAGGATCTGGCATGGAGAAAATGATGGCATCGCTAGCAATTAGAGTTGCACTAATAAATGTATCAACTTTATCAAAGACTACTACGCTCATGATTGATGAAGGTTTTGGCACACTAGATGAAACTAATCTTGAGGCTTGTAATAGGCTTTTAGTATCATTAAAGAAGTGGTTTAAGAATATTCTGGTTATATCTCATGTTGATGCGATCAAAGATTGTGTGGATCATAATTTAGAAATACTTAAAAGAGGTAAGGATTCATATGTCTCGTGTGAGTAAACAATTTGTAATCATTGACAAGACAAATAAAAAGACAAATGGGATATTTTGTCATGCTTGTCAGTTTTTAATAAAAAGTGCAGATGACTTAATTACATTTAAAAACTGGAAAACATGTCATGATTGTTACTTGAGATTTATAGAAGGCCGCCAACAGGAATGGAAAGATGGTTGGCGGCCTGATGATGAGAAAATCAAACAGATTTATGAAGAGAAGTCTAGACTTTTTATTAAGTAAGAGCATAGTTATTACCATTGCGGAGGATAAAATGGAATATATAGGCGTCAACACACTATCTGGTCATGAAATTAACTGTTTAGGGCAAGCTCTAGAAACAACTTGGGGAAGATCTAGTCAATCCAAGGGTGCACACACACATAGTACCACAGGTATTTTAGAAGGAAATGTATTGATTATAAAGTGTGTGACTGTCATAACAATCATGCAAGATCAAGATACGCGATCTCAAGTTAAAAAGTATGATAATGAACTTAAGCAAATGTGTCAACAGTATCTTAAAGATGTAAAAAAAGAGTTTAAAGAATTGTCAGGGAGAGCACTAAAAACAAAACAAAATAATGAAGACGATTCAATTGAAATAGTAAGTATGTGCCCATATTCAGCGAAAAGAACAGCGTATTACAGAAAGAATTTCTATCTAACAATTTCGTAATTATGAACAACAAATCAAAGCAAGTTAAAGAAATAATTAAGTGCGGAAAAGATCCGTCATATTTTTTTAACAATTATCTTAAAATCCAACACCCAGTCAGAGGATTGATAACTTTTGACACCTATGATTTTCAAGATGATTGTTTGAAAGACTTTATTGACAACAGATTTAACATTGTTTTAAAGTCTAGACAGTTAGGATTGTCGACACTAGTTGCAGCTTACGCTGTATGGATGGCACTTTTTCAAAGAGAAAAGAACATATTGATCATTGCTACTAAATTAGCAGTAGCACAGAACTTTATTACAAAAGTCAAAACAATGATTAGGAGTCTACCCAAGTGGTTAATGATTCCTGATATTGTTGCCAATAATAAGCAAATGATACAATTTAGTCATGGTTCGCAAATTAAAGCAATTCCAACATCAGAAGATGCAGGTCGTTCTGAAGCTTTATCTTTGTTAATTGTTGATGAGGCTGCGTTTGTTAGAAACTTTGATACAATTTGGACAGGTATATATCCTACAATTTCAACTGGTGGTAGAGTTATTTTATTGTCTACTCCAAATGGTGTAGGTGGTCAATATTACAAGCTTTATACAGAGGCTGAGGCAGGATTAAATGAGTTTAATCCAATAAAGTTGATGTGGGATGTCATACCTGATAGAGATCAAGAGTGGTTTGACAAGACCACAAACAACATGAACAAGCGGCAAATAGCACAAGAATACTTGTGTGACTTTACCACATCAGGCGAGACATTTATGTCTGATGGCGACATAGAATGGATTAGAAATAACGTAGAGCCGCCAATAGCAAGAGAATACGATGATAGAAATGTTTGGATATGGGATTACCCATTATCTGAGCATGACTATGTAATATCAGCAGATGTTTCTAGAGGCGATTCCAAGGATTATTCAACATTTCATGTGATAGACACGACAGAAGGGAAGTGTGTTGCTGAGTACAAAGGAAAAATAAGACCTGATACATTTGCTGAATTGCTTAATGAATACGGTTTGAAGTATAATAAGGCGTTGTTGTGTCCTGAAAATAACAGTTATGGATATGCAACAATTCTAAAATTACAAGAATTGAAATATCCACGTATATATTATCGAAGAAAGAAAGGTGTATACATAGGTGACTATGTCCCTCCCTCATCTGTAGAAACTGCCGGCTTCAACACCAATGGAAAAACTAGAGGTACAATTCTTTCTAAGCTAGAAGAAGTACTTAGAAACAAGCAGATTATAATTAAGTCTTCTAGATTTTATGAAGAGCTTAAAACATTTACATGGTCAAGCGGTAAAGCACAAGCTAAGCGTGGATATCATGATGACCTAGTTATGAGTTTTGCAATAGGAACATGGTTGTTTGATGCAGCAGGAGGTTATAGCAAAGATTCTAAAGCACTTAATGATGCTATGTTGTCGGCAATGAAAAGAGATGTTAAACATTACGATGGTACACCAGAGAATGTAATAAAAGATGTTGGAGGTGGTCATGGTTCAAAAAAGATTGATCCTGATACACATCAAAAACAAATTAAATCTTTAAATGTAAAAAATAGAAACCAGATACCTGCAGATATGATGTGGGTTCTTAAGTGAGGAATGAATGGCTGACAGAAAGACAAATCAAAGCACAGCAAGTTTATTTAGAAGGCTAACAAAGCTTTTTAGAAGTGGCCCAGTTGTTAAGCGATCTGTTCTTGATTTTGATGGAAAAAGTACACCCTCTTCTGCTTTTGAAATATTTAAAAAGAATCAATCTCAAGTTTACAGTGCAGCAATGTCTGCTTATGGAACATATGATAGAATGGCAAGGTATTCAGATTTTTCTGAAATGGAATATACACCAGAAATAGCAAGTGCATTGGACATATATTCTGAAGAGTCTGTTGCAGGAGACGAGAACGGAAGATCACTACATATCTACTCAGAAAACGTTAGAATCAGAGAAGTCCTAAATGAGTTATTCTATGAGACACTTAACATTGAATTCAATATGACATCTTGGGTAAGAAATCTTTGCAAATACGGAGACTTCTTTTTATTTAACGACGTCAGCCCAAAATACGGGGTTATTAATTGTTTTCCATTGCCAATATCAGAAGTTGAAAGAGAAGAAGGATTTGATCCAAACGATCCTATGGCGGTTCGATTTAGGTGGTTAACACAAGGCAATCAGGTTCTTGAAAACTGGCAAGTATCTCACTTTAGACTCC